ATAGATAAAGTTTCATCGGGAGAAATATTCAGGTTAAAATTATAATGATCCAGTGTCGGCTTAGCGGCAAAGGCTATTACAAATGCTTGGTCATCTCCTACATTAGCGGCATCATCTTCACCAATCTCCTGAATAATACTCCAATAGGTAGCATCTTCAGTAAACTGGAATAACGCATCAACAGGGGGGCCACCGGGTTCAATCCACCCACTAACTTGAGGCGCAGCATAGCTAGCACTAGGCAATCCGAATATGTCCTCGATAGCATCAACTTGGATGTGCCCATCCTTCAAGTTACCGTAGTTCACACTGCCCACCCTGAACACCACATCAACAATACCGAAGGCCAGCCACGATAATCTGAATACGTCACCGGGAGCTATGTCCCATGCGTCCCTGTTTACCTTCATCGATATCTTCGCTAATGGACTCGACAGTGTTCTCAAATCCCTCAGTGCTACAAACAGAGCATTAGTGTCATTCGATATGCCGGGGTACTGCCTAGTGGTATTAATCGTCGTTCCCTGAATTTGGATGTTCGCCATATCCTGAACAGTAATCGGGATATCCTTATTCACAGCAAGATCGCGATATACGACTGTCACTTCATTGATGGTTTCTCCCCAGCCCCTTCGTGAGAAATTCAGCATATCGACTATATTGGTTTCATCGAACAGTTGCAGTGACGCTGGAACGAAATCGTCACGAATCAACCTCAGCACAAAATTTCCAGTCTCCAAGCTCATATACAACGAACCATTAATGTGCTCCAAGATGCTACTTACAAAATTCTCAATAGTATCTGAGGCTGTCCATATCATCGACAGACCAAAACTCTCATCAAACAATGTCTGTGCAGACTCATTAAAACTTGTAATGTCAATATCCGAAGCGGTATAACCCATGCCCCAATCACTATTGGTCAGCAGTTCAAAAATCATATTGGCAGGATTGGCGTCATCACCGATCTGCTTGGTAGCTGGCTGCAAATCAGCGGGGTATCTCGATACCTCAAACTCAAAGTCTTTGATATATGGATTGTTCCCAATATAAAACTGTTTAAAAATAAAACCCAACACACCCCTGTAGGCGGGTACTTCACCTACAATCTGATTATTAAGATATGAATCTGCTACCTGAGTAGGCTCACCAAAAGCAACCGCTACCCTACCTCCCCGTGAGAATGTACTTACCTCTTGGAAAATTCCATTTAGAAATTGCACCGTTCCACCTGTAGGCGTAGAACCAACACCTCCCTCCCGATCCTTTCCTCCAAACAAATTAGGTTTACTAATTTCAAAGTTTTGTGATCCCGTTAATGCAGGGTCAGAAACCCCCGCATCATAGGCCAGCCGATCCCCGACACGGATTTGGTGGATGTTATTCACAGGCCCGTAACAGAGAATGAAATGCAATCCGATATAGTACTTGTACCCTATTATGCCGCCGCTCTTACCGCCCATTGGCAACCTCCCTTGCTAGTGCTGCAACATTCTTACCCATCGCATCACCAGTAGCTTCCAGTTCCTCTACTGGCATTTCCCCTCTGACCAATTTCTTGAAATCTATTTCATAACGGGTACACCAACGCTTTACCCCGAACAGGCAATACTTCAATACTCGGGCGTGTTTTATGCTGGCGTAAATCTGCATTACTTTTTCTTCTTACCTTTAATCGCTACGGTAAGCAAATCGCCATACCAAACCACATTCGGGCCTGTGATTTTTACCCTACCAAAGATTACAGGTATCACTCTGCTCTCTTCCGCTGTCGGAACGGTGAAGTCTCCAATCGCTGCTGGTTTAGGCTGATCCGGTTTCGGTGCCATCATGTAGCTGACGACCGCCGAAATGATCATTATTACTAGCTGTACCCACATATCTATTTTCCTATTGCAATTGATTGCACTTAATAAAGGATCGTGCCGCCAAACGGATTCCGGTCTGGGCTGTACGGAAATCCACCATAATTAAATATATTGTCATACCTGTTTTTGCAATCAGCCAGATCATGAGCACAGCCGGGAAAGGCTGCAACAGAACTACCAATCACTAAGTCAGTAGGCATCGGAGTCACAATAGTTATATTGCCAGCACCATCGTCATCCAGCACCGTTCTGAAATGTATATCATCAAACTGTAGATATCCGCCATCATAAAATCCTACACCTGTTGCTGCCCATTCAGGAGCAGAAACAATGTTCCCTGCGATTGCCGATATGGTTCCAAACGTTCGAAACGCTATTTCGTCTACTTTACATTCAAGGCCATAATGGATATGCGGGCATTGTGATGAGAACTTCCTGCGTAAACCGGGACGCTTCAAGCTAGTGAAGACAGGCTCACAAGCTATAGACGCCTGAGAGCCAGACCATTCTATCGTCAGTACCCTACCCTTCCATACCACCACGAACTCCCCGCTAAGGTCATTCAGGTGAGTTCTGAATATGGTCAGAGTCATAATCTGAGTTGGCGGGAACCCAACAAAGCTTTCCAGTACCTCAGCATCCCTCTGAATATCGATCTTCAATTCTTGTCTTTCCATTTCAGTATTCTGCTCAACAGCCTGCCTTTGCATCTGATGCGGGATGTACTCATTACTATTAAACGTTATCGGTGCATCATTCGATGTCAGAAAGAACTTCTGATTGACAGTCAAAGTAAATTCATACAGTTCAACTGGCTGACCAAAGCCTTCCTCTTGCGCTTCAAAAGTCATCGTCCTAGTACCCTCGTAGTAAATGAAATTCGTGCCATCTCAGTATGATCCCACGCCATCTCAATGCCATCAACGTCCAGCCGCGATGGATGTACGAACGAAATCTGCTTGATCTGTTCTAATGGAATCGTAGTACCCAACGGTACATCAATTCCAATTAATTCTTCACCCGGAGCCCCCGTAACCGCTGACACTATCCGCCTGTAAAACCTCTCCCCTGTCGCACTGAGTATGACAATATCTCGCTTACCTACTGAGAAATTATAAAAGTTCCTGTACTCGTAATCCTGAACAATTATCCCAGCATCAGTGCTGGCGATTGTTGCCAGTGCAATAAAATCCTGCGACTGTGACGATACCCAGAATGGTGTATGCCTGCCTGCCCTCGCATGTAACCACTCCTTCCAGAACCAGATATCCTCCCTCCCCTCCTCAGCAAAATTAAACTGAGTCACTACATCAGGGAATCCTGAACGGTCATCAACAAAGGCTGGGGCTATTCCGAAGTCCACAAGCCCATATTTAGACTGGTATGTTAAATCCAAATCCTGCACCCTGTTTGGCACCTTCTCAAGAACAAATGCTGAGGTGCCATCAACGTCCTTATACGCAGTTGGCGAATCAACAGCGGGTATCGCTTCATTGTCCACGAACTCAAATTTGACACTGGCAAAAACAATATCAGCAGTTGGTTGCACTATCTGCTGGTCTTCAGTCAACCTGCCAACCAGTGATGGGTAAATCCTAGTGCCTGAAGGCCATGCCTTTAGTGTCGGTCTGAGCAATATCAAAGTGGTTGCCGTAATATTTGCAATTTCTACGGCCTCAACGTCCCTCTGATCGATAATAAATATCGCTACACCACCAATCTTGAATGATGTGAATTCCGTAAAAGCCACATCAATTACTAAATCACCTATTGGTGTATCAGCAGTCGTGAATACGCAATCAGTCCATATCGGTACTGCAAACAGTCTTGCTTTCCAGTCCCACAGATACAGTTCAAACCACCGCTTATCATCACTGGTAACTAGAACCCTATATTCCAGACTTCTGCGGGGGGTCGTTCTTAATCGGTTCCTTCTTTCACCCCCATCATCAGCTTCGATTATCTGGGTCAACCACTCATACCGTTCTGTTACAGCGTCACTCCAATCAGGACTGAACGCGAATATAATTACCCTGTTGCCCGTTACCTCAAGAGTCCGTGACTCTGTATCGAAAAGCCACGTATACACAACTTCAATTGCGGCTGGCCCAACAAGACCTACATTAAGCAGATACTCTCTCGCTTCCAATGCATTATACAGAGTCGGCGGTATAGCAGGCTCAGTCAAGACAATCCCTGTCGTATCCCCCACAGCAATCAAACTGATATTGTTATTACTGGTAAAAAATGCATTCCATACACTAAATGATCTTATCTGTTCACTAACCAGATTACCCAGCCCGATTACAGCCGGGGTAATATGAACTCGCTCATAGAAATCGTCAACAAACATCGGGCAGAGTTGCCCATCAACAAATTCAAATCTTATGTCTACTGTCCGATTGTCAATTAAATCACCAAAGAAATCGTCCGATGTAACAAAGACCGGAATAGGGAATGTATCCTGCCCCTCCGACAGCGTAGCCTGATTACCCGCAAAGGGGTTTTCGAAGATCGGGGATTCTTGAAGCTGATCAGGCATTATGGAACCTTAAGATAGGCAAACGCTAAGAAACCTGTATTTGGAAGTTCATCCCTCAGTTTGGGTTCTTTCTTTTCTACAAACGGGAATATCAGCCATTCATCCCCGCCAAAGAAAATAGATACACTCGGAGAAATATTTTTACAATTCGCCATCCTCATATCAAACGGCTTACCTACGGGTGCTCTCTGTGTCGAACTCCTAGAAATAAAAGCAGGTATCGGAAACAAGACAACTGTTGAATTAAACGTATTCGGTTGAGTATCCGCGTTTCCAAAGAATTTCATATCAAAGTGGTTATCTAACCATTCCCCCTGTGCTGCCATTCTCAAAGGGGGAGTCCATGCTTGAGTAGTATTTTGGAATTGACTTGACTTCCAAGCAACACCATCAATATTAGCACGAAGAAATTGGAACTTACCTACACCGTTACCTAGCTGAGTCCAAGGATAACTGTGCTGAAAACTAAGGGGGTCATCTATCCTGTTAATATTCTGATCAGGGCAGGTACTTTGATTATATTGCCCACCATCATAAGCACCGATCTTATCCAACAATCCCACATGAATATGCCTGAACTCATTTGCAATAACTTCCACCACAATATGCAAATATTCTTTAGTCGAATCAGTGAAGAAATGATAGGCAGTCATATTCGGCAGTATCCAATTCGTTTCTTTATGAAGGGAAGTTCCCGGTTGACCATTAACAGGATTCGCACCATTAAATCCAGTTGCCACATACGTATCAATGTGAGGATGTTCTAACGCTTGGTTAATCCCATGATAAACATTATTACCAGTGGTTAATTGAGCATCGAAACTGACGAAAGTAACACCCTTCGATAAATACATTTCTGAGCTTGATCCATTGCCAGTTCCCGCTACAACTTTATTCTCCGTCCAACCATTTGTCTGTGCAAATGTCGATAGCTTCAAAAGCAGATCATCAACATTAAGTGCCGTACCTGTTTCGTAACTCATGGGTCTAACCTCACCGCCATAAAATTGTGAAACGCTAATCGATAAACGTCTTGAATAACAAGGTAGGTATCACCCCCGATCACTAGCGTATTCTCTGATGTTTGATTTGAACCCGATATATGAAACACACCTTCCAGTTCGCCATACGCATTCCCATTGGCTCCTATAGTCCCTTCTTCGGCTTCAAACTCAGATATGACAAGCGGAGTCAATGGGTACGAACCATCAATAGCCTCAACAATTTTATCATTCATCAGATTTGTCTGATTAGTGGCAGTACCCGCAAAAGGTGCAATCACACGAAAAGTAGCTTGGAAATCATTTGTTCCCGAATTTAAAAAGTTTGTAAACAAGAGCCAATTCCCTGTAGGGTCACGAACCAACATAGCATTAGCACCGGGATTTGCGAACATCCTAATACGATTATCAATCAGAGTGAAATGGGCGTTAAAAGTACCAACAGTACCCGCTATTACCAGTGGGAATCCATACTCAGAAGGAACACCATAAGGCAAGTGAAAACCCATCATCATTGAGGTATAGATCGAACCTATTTTGGTTATGACAATAAAGTATCTTCCTGTGCAAACAATCCAATATGTTAAGACCATCATCCACTACATAAAATGTATCTGGGCTTGTCCCCGGTTGATTTTGAAATGAGAGACTATCATCAAACGCTATTGCCCCCCGTAATCTCCAATTAAAAAATGGAGCAAATGGGTTTTCTACAACTTCCATGCCCACAGGAATAACATCAGCCGCAGCAAGTCCTTGACCAGTAACAAGAAGATGACCTACTGATAAATAACTATCTAAATCCCCTGTTACTCGCGCATCAAAAAATCCTACATCAACATCAACGCCACCATTGTTAAGGGTGATAACCCAACGCCAATTGAAATGCCTACCGGGGGAAGCCAAAGCAAAGGTCTTTACTATCCCACTTATCCACGTAGTAATACCTACCTGAGTATCGGCAACAGTCCACGGCCCTGTTAAATCATCAGACCATTCCAGTGTCCAATCTCGCGGAGTATTATTCAGGACAAATCCAGCACCTCTAGGGGATAGCGTATACTGACTAAATTCAACAGCATCATCAAATTGAACCTGAGCTATTGCGGTAGTCTGTAATGCCCTTATTGCGGTAGCGTTAGTTGCCGCACTTCCATTAAAACAGTTTCTTGGAATGTCAAAATTGGTTCCTGTGATAATATCATTTGGATGTGGAACCCACCGATCTTGCGCCCACTCTTGCCCTGCTGTAATCATTGCGCCTTCAGTAATGACCACCGTGAACACATCAGCTATTACAAAATCAATAGGCCCATCCTTTATCAGAAATTCAAATAGCCCACCCACAGTATTGTAGAACTCACCTACCGTTGCATCAGCTTGAGCACCCGACACTGAACCAGATACCGTGAATGTAGCAACTCCTGTACCACCGCCCAGATTACAGGTGATCGTCCAAGTCTCGGACAATGAGGGCGGCGGAGAAGCCACATCGCTAATCGTTCCATCACCTACCCCCACATATCCCGGCGTAGGGAAAGTTCCATAGCCAGTGATGAACTGGCGAACCTTGTTCATCAAGTCCTTGTGATCGTTGGCTGGTAAAGCTTGTACGTTTGGCATTTCAGTACTACCTCAAATATTGTTTAACTTGTGTCGAGTTTCTACGCATAACATTCATGATTACCTGCTCACCCTCTGAGCTATTTATAAATTCTTTTGCCTCGCCCGTACTCTGTACGTTAATCAATCTCAGCGAAGATGGCGGGGCTGCTGCCGGGTCTACCTTGCTCACTCCCGAATCAGTTACTAGGCCACCTTGTTGAAAGTGATTCTTCACTCTCGGTACAGTCAAAGTGCGATTACCTATTTCCAGTTTCGGAAATACGCTTCGATTGATTGCTTCCATGAAACCAACCCCGTAATTCCTAACTGACTTCGCCTTCATTACGAATTCCCCTGAAGACAACTTGGCGGAAATCTTGTCACCTGTCGGCCCACCTGCGCCAGTGACCTTACCGCCCCCAGCAAAGGCTGGTACTAGCCCACCCTCTGAAAATCCCGGTACTCCGAATGACTTCAATGCGTTCAGGACGATTTGCTGAAGAATAAGTTTGGCAACCTCAGCTAGTGCAGATCGGGCGAAATCCCTGAACGCTTCCTTAGCTGACTTCGTACCATCTATAATCGATGCAATCGCATTACCGAAACCATCTACAAGCGTACCTACAATAGCGACACCCAAATCAACAGTTGACTCAGTGAGTTCGTTGATCTTGGTTTGAACTATAGCCAGCCTCTCGATAGCTGCTGGGTCGCCTGTACGATCAGCAATCTCCTGCAAAGTATCACGCTCTAATTCCAACTGAGGCAAGGCTTCTGCACGTAATAATGCAAGATCATTGATAGCCTGTGCCTGAGTGATAAGCCCAGCATCAGCTTGAGCAGTAATCAAATCAGATCGAGCTTGAAAATTATCTAGGGTCTGATTAAATCTGTCTTCAATAACATCGAGTTCGGCCTCGAACACCTCTGCACTTATAAGTTTTCGAACTATATCTTGACCACGGACATCACCTTCGGCTTCCAATCGATCCAACAGACCAGAAAACTTTGCTTCTATTTCCTCGGTCTGAAATTCCAGAGATAAAGTACCACCCTCACGTTCTGCCAGCAGTCGTTCTACCTCCCGCAATTCGTCTGCCAATCCAGCAGTAGCCACCGCTTCATCCCTTGCCCCTTGAACGCCAATCTGCGCTCTTTGCTGACGAAGGATAATTAACCTAGCCTCAGCACTCGCTGCTGCACCGCTGTCGCGTTCTTCTATCGCTGCATCCCTTACTGCTGCGGTAGCTGCGATCTCAGCGTCAATGGCCTCTTGCTGCAATTCACGGCGGGCAGCGTAAAACTCCTGAAAGCTAATCAGGTTGGCATCAAGCTGTTGATCTAAGAGCCCCAGCGATATTGCCACTTCTGCTTTAGTTACCCTTGCCAGATCAGCGAGACTTAATGTGATATCGTCAATAAATTGTTTCTGAGCCTCCAATTCTGCTGAGGCTTTGGCTGTTTCTTCTGCTAATTTCTTAGCTGCCGCTGCTGCCTTTTCTTCTTCAGTGGCAAGAACTTTAATTTTGGTCGAATCAAGTCCATCAATCCCACTATTAACCTCATTGAGATTGTCAATGAATCTGCTTAACGCTGTGTCCCCCGAAGCAAAAGCCGCAAACGTATCAAACGCTGCCTGCTCAGCTTTCCGGGCAGAAGCCTCCAACCCTTGTACAGTTTCGTCTGATGCCCCGAAGAAATCTGCTACGGCAGCACTCAACCTTAATATCGTCCCAGTCGCTGCATTCGCTACAGCAGTAATCACATTAATACCGTCTGTGATAGCCGCTATCCCAGCTCCTATCCCCGTCAATACAGTATTCAGGGCAAACAGAACTATCTTGAACGCCTCGCCCCCTGCTTCTGCCCCAAATAACGCATCGGCAAAATCCTTAACAGTCGCAGCTATTGCGGAAAACGTTACTTTCAGCAAGCCAATGATAGGTTCAAGGTCTTCAAAAAACGAAGACGCAGCATCAACATCTATCAGCTCGCCTACAAATTCACCGAATGCCCCAATCAGACTGGCAACTAGACTCAGTATCGGTTCAAGTGCAGCAGCTAATCTGAGAAACCCTACCTCTAATTTAGTCAGGGCTACGGAGAATCTTTGCGATATTTCCTCATTCACTTTCTCAAACGCTTCTTGTGACGCACCCGCAGCATTGGCCTGATCTTCCAACGCTTTAGTAAATCGATCCGTGTTATCACCCGTCAAAGCAAGAATCGCGTTGACTCCTTCAATCGAACCAACAAGTTTTTGTAGCTCTCCTACATTGCCACCAGTAGCATCCTGCAATAATTCTAAAGCTAGCTGCAAGCCATTCTCTTGAGCAAGCAATGCCTGAGCACCACCAAACTCACCAAACAATTCAGTCAATTCAGCGGTTGGGCGTAGGATTCCTTGAATCGCACCCCGCAACTGTGTCGCTGCTTGCGCTGTCGGTGTACCACCTAAAGTAATAGCAGCTAACCCAGCAGTCACATCCGCAAAACCAATGCCTACAGCGGCTGCTACCGGAACAACTTGGAACAGGGATGCTCCTAATTCGTCAAATGTAGTCTTACCCCCTTTAACTGCCGTGAACAGGGCATCCGACACAGCCTCAGCTTCTTCAGTCCCTAAGCTGTAAGCGTTAAGTACGGTAGTCAGCGTATCAACAGCTACTTCTGCCGTGGTTACACCACCAATAGCTGCCTTCAGTGCTACTTCAAGTAATTGATTCGCTTCGGCACCAGCCTCTGCGCCTGCGGAGATTGCTTGGTACAGTGCTGCCGCTGTTTCGGTGGGTTTACTGCCAAACGTAGATGATAATTCTAGTACGGCTTCGGACAGCTCTTCATTAGATATTACAGTGGAATCTACAAGGGTCGATACTTCAGCGATACCTTTATTGAATTCAAGGAAGTTCCTCGTCACCGACACGATGCCCGCCGCAAGCGCAGCAAACTTTATCAGTGATAACGCATTTAAGGACTTGCCGGATTTTACTGCTTCTTTATCAAGGTTAGCCAGATTCCGCTGAGCTTTCTTGCTGCTAGCCCCTACGATCCTTTTGACAGTTTCATCAAGTTTTTTGAGAGTGCCTCTGGTCTGGTCTCTCGCCTTGATCAGGATTTCAATTACGCTTTCAGCCATTACTTCGACACCGCTTTTTGAATTTTCTTAAACTTCGCATCAGTCGCATGGTAGGCGGCCCTCGTCATATTCATGTTCTGCGCCCGGTCATCCAAATCCCTCCGGGTGCACAAATACCTAAAGGCTAAAAGCTTACGTATCGAAAATTTCTGTACCTCTAATGTCGAATGGCCTTTACTGGCTAGGTACTCGACTGCTTCGATAATGTCTTTTTGCCAATTGGTTTTTTCTCCTTTGGCTCCTGCGGCTTTTCTATAACCAGCTTCTCCTGTAATTTGAGCAGGGCGTCTGTTAGCTGGCCCAATAACTCCCCCAAGAAGTCCTCATCAGGGAACGTCAGATCATATATCTCCTTCAAAGCCTTAGCCTGCACACCGAACACCAACTTCGATGCTCTCTCAAGTCCCTCTGGGTCGTCTGCTGCAATTGCGATTATCTTTGCTGCAAATAGTGGAGCATCTTTGATCATTTTTGAGAACTCAACATTACCTGAAAACAGGTCAGTCAGATTCTTGTCGTAATCGACGCTCAATATTGCTAAATCTTGAGTAGACAACCCTCGTACATCAAACGACTGTTTATCGTTAACTTTTATTGTCACCGCTATATCGACAATATCTCTTAAACTCATTCTCTCAACCTCCGTGATTATTCTCACTGTCATATTAAAGCCACGGGGGGATAACCCCCCCATGTATTAAAAGCCAAGCCTGCCTACGATCCCAAAGACCGAGCGACAGTATTAGCTAATTTACGCTACTCTCCTGATTGAGAAATACTTAGACCCGGTAACTCTGAGTTCATCGGACAACACAGTTGCCTCGACCTCCATCTGGGTGATTTCCTCATTGATCAGTGCCAACTCAGCGAGCGGCTGTACGGATAGCTTGAACGCATCCACAGTCACTGGCTTCTCAGCATCAGCAGTATTGAGCCCTTCGAATCTGGCCCAACGTTGGGGTGCTGTTCCAGTAAGCAGTGCCTGAACGTCATCCTGATCGGCAAAGGTGTAGTCAACGAAGACCACTTGCAGATCGGTGATCGCACCAGTGGATAGGACTTTGATAGTACCTGCCTCTGAGTTCAGCTCATAGTCCGTGTCAAGGACGTAGGTGATGGTCGGTGTTGCGTCATCGCCAACTACGACTGCTGATACCTTCAGGTTATCTAGCGGCATCCACAGATCGTGGTGCGCTGTTACCAATTCATCAGATACTGAAGCCCCGGTTATTGCACTCGAACCACCATACAAGGCGAGTGCTAAATTCTCCCTGTCCAGTGATTCCATTGTGAAAGTCATCGATGCAGCTACTTCCTGCACGATTTCCAAATCGATTCCCCGAACACCTGTGCATGATTCTTTGTGTTCGAATACGGTTGTCTCAATACCGATGGTTAAAGCTGAGACATTTCCTACAGGGCGGAACCCCAGAGCATTACCTAACACATCACGCTCCGCCAGCAACAATGCACCCTGTCCAGAAAAATATTGATTTACTACGCAAGCGTTAGTCATTTGATGCGCTCCTAATAATTAAAAAGTTGCAGTTCACGTTTTCTTGCTTCCCTTCTTTTTCCGGCTCTTCCGTTTGCCAGTTGATTCACCTTCACCTTCCGCTCCCGCTCTCTTCACGGCCTCAGCCACGCTAATAATCTCCCGTGCCTTTTCGCCAATCCCGTTGTTCTCGAACCAGTAAAACTTGCTCTCTGGTATTTCGATAACTGCACCAGCCGGATGTAATATCCCCTTGTGCGTATGTTCTTTCAGTAATCGTATTTCCATCAAAACCTCCAAGTAGCCAGACTACACCTACCTATTTTCAATTGCAATTGATTGCACTAATTCGTTAACAAAACGACAGTGCTCCATCGTTGAACATAAGCGAGCAGCGTATCTGAAAAATCTGCTGGCAATTCGAATACAAATTTCCATTTTCTCCCGCCCGGTGCTGGCTGACAATCAATTTTAATTTGATCACGTATATCGTTCAGCAATGACGTTGTGGTGTGCTTAACGTCCCCAGCTACAAAGGCATCACACTGATCGCCACCTACCAAATAAATATCACATATAATTTCAGCAGCCAAACCTGTCTTCGATGAATCCTCTTTGCCTCTCATGCCCACGTATATAATACCTACTGCTGGGAAACCCAACTTCTTCTTGGCACCCAACAACTCATCCTGCGTGTACAGATAAATAATTTTCTGCTGCACTGCTGGCACGTTATTCATGCGAAGCGTCAGGTCATCAATACAGTTCTGTACGATATCGGTCATCCTATATTCTGCTCAATTCTTTTGAATATAATCAGATTCACAATATTTATGTCCTCTTTAGAGAAGCCAAGGAATACCCGCTTTATCTCCCCCTCAAGCCCCTCCTGATGCTTCTTAGCATAGGGAACGTCCGTACCTATAGACCTGACCCCCGGCCCCTGATTAAAGCCCTGTATGCTATTAAACAGAGTCCCTGTGTCGAACAATGTCCCACCAGCTCCGGCCCTATCCTTTGCTGCTTGCGATTCAGGCCACACAAACCCATCAGGGTCTGTCTGGGTCAAAAACCGTGCTCTAATCCTATTCAGCAACACCGCAGTTATCTCATCCAGTAGCCGTTCAGGGTTTGCTGCTAGCTTGGCCTTGCTGAATAAATTAGCCAATCCTTGTAAGCCAACCACTTCCGCCTTAATCGTAGTCATACGAGCGGCTTCAAGGCTGAAGGCAGAAATCTGATCTTGCTTTCGATCAATGCATGAATGATCGCCCATGCCGCAGCTTTCCCTTCAAGCTCACCACACCCTTCCCTGTATACTTGCAGGGCTGTCATTGTCGCAGCTTCTTCCAGCCAGTCAGGGACATTTCTGAATATTTTACCGAAG